CGCATCAGCAATCAAAACCTGCAAGCCCAGAGTAGACTGACCAGTTTGCGCGCTAAAGAACGCCGCATTAACGGCATCACGCGCAGTCAACATAGACTGCTGAGTCTTAGCTTCGAGGATCTTCTTAGCGGCATCACTAAGCCGACCTTCGTCACGCTCGGTCATAGAGATAGTGATAGGAGTAGCAGTATAACGCCAGGGTGCATATCCCATCGTGATACCATCAACAGCATCTGTGTTGACCGTATCGTATCCATCAAACCAGGTAGCAGAGTTCTTACCATACAGCAAGTCCTCTTGGATTTCCTTACCGCCGGCTTCGACCTCAGCATTAGCCGACAGCATCTTCAACAACGGATATTCATCGAAAATATTATCCGTCAAACGCTTGCGCTTGGAACGCATCGTGAGAGTCCACGCCGCATCCCATGTTTCAGTAGTACTAGTAGCAGCCATAATAATTTACTTTCTAGGTAAATCCTAATTTTTTAAGCCCTGAGAGGACTTCAGTATCTGACAGATCTCCATTAGACTGTCCCATACCACCTCCTCGCGGAGCAACACTTTGTTGAGCATTACGAATTATGTTCCTAGAATTAACATTACCTTCCGATCGGCGACCAGACGCCATCTCATATGCCGTGCGTACTGTGTGAGGTTGACCGGTCTCACGGTTAGGTAATCCTCTAAGTCTAGAAATTTCCTCATGATAATCCCTCAACGCTTCCTGGCTGTGACCCGCTTGGACAGCTTCCTGAATTTCTCCAGAAACTTTGTCTTCAACTCGGTTCTGTTCTCCACCGCTCAGATACTGAACATTTTGCTGAAGTGTGCCAAGTTCTTGCTGTAAGGCTTGAACCTGACTTAGTAGTGGGTTTACAACGGCATTTGCAATACCTTCAACTACTACAGCTTCATCATACCCATTGTTACCGGGAGTGAATCCAAAACTTTCTAGTACGGACGGTGACGCCTGAGCCTGCGCGTTAGGATCTTGGTTTTGTGGTGTAGGGTTTTGTGCATTAGTTATCTGCTGCGTTGCACCTAGTGCGTTACTATACTGTGACGTAACATCTTCCATTTGTTTTTGTGTGTCGCGTAATTCCATGTTGGTCTTATTGACCATACCGTATATGTTACGCATAGTGCGTAATTGCGGTTTCCACTCTTCTGGGACTTCTTCCTCGCGAACAGTAGACCAGTTTACATTATACGGATCAAAACCTTCCTGTGGAGCCTCAGACTGCGTAGGATCGCCCATACCTGCATCTTCCAAAAGACCCGAAGTGTCCTCTGTAAGGTCAGTACCAACAATTCCTAGTTCTTCCTGTTCTGGGGCTTCTGCCATTTCGGTCATACGTTACCTCGTTACGAAGCTATCTTTGATTGGATAGCAATGATTACGTCAGCCTGTTCCTTAACACGTGTAGAAGCTATCAATACTCCTGAAGGATCGTACACCTTATAAGGACGCTGCTGACCTGCGACAGTACGAATCTCGTACTTACTCGAATCCATGCTTTTTCTCCAGTTGTTTTAAGTCTTCCATGTTAGCGATAAACTCTGTATCTCCTAAACCGCGTTTCTTTCTAGGAGCATAACCTTTACCGCCGTGGTCTGGACCTTGGTATTCTTCTGGATACTCATGAGTCTTAGAACCCCCAACACTATCCGCGGCTTCTATGCAATTATACTTTTTGAGCAACCGCTGTTTGTGTGAGTAACTTTCTACAACCTCACCAAACCCAGGATGGTATTTGCCGTACATACCAGGATTGTGAGGATTAAAGTCAACTATACCTTTTACACGGCCAAAATGAATTTGCATCTCGACACTACAATACGGACACTTAGGTTTAACATCCGCTACAATGTCGCGTAATTCGTGACCGCAGTCACAAAAGTAATCATGATTAACGGCCATTATCCTGTCATACCTCCTTGACCTGTAAGGGTCGCTACATCAGCTGTCGCTGCTTCCTGGGTTTTCTGAGCATTAGATCTAACCTGACCTATAAGACCTTCTTCGCTATTCAATAACCTACCATCTACCGAAGGTTGACTCCCTCCCCCACCACCCCCGCTAGCCATAACTGATTGTAACATTTGCTCATGCATAGCAGCATGTTGTTGTACTAGTTCTAATACCTGCTGTTGTTGCTGCGGTAACATTTGCTGTAACTGAGGCAAGCCCATGACAACATTAGGATTCTGTTGTTCCATGTGTGCCATATGATCCATGCCTTCTTCTACTGGAGGCATCTGACCTTGTATCATTAAACTTAGCTCTATCTGAATCAACGCGTTAAGATCGCCGTCAGCACCTTTGAATAACTTATCTACAGAGCGTTTCCTAAAAGACTTAATCAAATCTCTAGTAACCTGAGCTTGATCAATCATAGGATTGCCCATAAGACGATCATACAACATAATAGAGTTTTCTTGCTCTAACTCTTCAACCAACGGATGCATAGAACCAGCGTCTAGATCTAAGATAAAGTCAAAGTTAAAATCCTGACTCGTAAGTACTCGATACTCCATGCCCGCAGCATCCTTAGCTACATTAAGCATAAAGCTATTCGGTATATACCTTACATCTTGGAACATCCTAAACATGTTACCAACAATAGTAGTATATACATCTGCTACCTTAGATTGCATCCACTGACGGTTCAACGATCCCTGAGATGCTATTAGTGCGCTTTCTGTAGCAGTCTTACGACCTTCTGAGCCACCTGCGAGATCACTTACATGTAAACTCTGTTCTTCGTAGCTACGTGCATCACTTTCGATACCTAACTGATCGTTAGGAACCTGACCCCAATTAGCTTCTCGAATACTACTGATGTCATGTAACCCAATAACATCACCGTCTTTAGCATCTCGTACGTTATCTACAAGATTAGCATTACGCTGGATCTCAGTTTCATTAGCCCATACAACACGCGGGAACCTACGTAAGATATCCACACGTCTGCTTAATGACTCTACAATAATATTCTGTAGATCCTCAACGTACTTCATAGGAGGCTCTGGGAAATACGAACTCTCCACAGTATCAAACTTAACAGGAATATACTGAAAGCCCTTAGACATGATAAACCCAGGAGCTTCTTCAAGTCCTATAAGATTCTCACCCTGGTACATAGCTTTAGTCTTAATAAAAGGGTGAGTCTCGGAATGTATCTCTTTTTCGTGACCGTCTAAGAATGTAATAAGCCTACGATTGAGTCTATCATGGACTTCGTATAATATTACTATATCACGCTCAGCTTTTGCTCCTTGAACATTCTCATCACCGTCATCGGCATCATACTCGTCACCATAATTTAGTAGTAATGAATCCGAAGAATTAGGTGTATCAGACGATCCCATAAAATCCTTGGGAATCTTATACCTGTCATCATTTTTAACTATATCATACGGAACTTCGATACGTTCAATTATATACTCAGCGTAACCTAAGTTCTGAGGAGGACACTTAGGATCTACAAACACATTAAAAGGTCTGACACGCATTACACATGGAAAGTCATCTTTGAATGCGTCATTCGTAACATAGGGAGGCATAGAGTCATCACCAGATGGATTATACCCCATCTTGACCCATCCTACACCACAAAACAACGCATCAAACATGGCCTGATGTATTTCAGCTTTAGCATTCATAAGGTCCAAGCCAACATTACCAGCTCGTTCCATAATCAACGATATAGCGTCTAACTCACCTGCCATACGTTCTGCGTTAGGCTTAGCATTAACAAACACTTCAGGATAATGAAATGCCACAGACGATAAAATCTGCCTAACCAAAGGATACATACGAGACACATGAATAATCTCATCCTTATCAAGTCCTGGAATATCCATCTTTAGCTCATACGATGCTAAAAGCTTTTCCCAAGACTTATGCTTAGGTTCCATAACTCTCTGGACCCTATCAATCGTCTTACGCCAATACTCACGCTCTTTATTGTTTAATTTAATATCAGCCATTTCAATTCATTACATGATAACGACCGGAATGCGCTGGCCGTCCAGGTAAGGCATCTAAGATATTCTGCCCACTTCCCAGTATTGGGTCATCCTTATGTTCTGCATGACGATACATGTGAACCATACCATAACGCCATTCATCAGCGGCATGATCTTCAGCGTGAGTGTCTACATCTTCTGGATTCTTATCTGCGCGGGGTAACGCAGGCACTGTACGCATAAAGTTATCATTCCAACCTTCAAAAGAATAAAACTTCTCGTGTAACAATGCATCTCGACAAATACGCCATCCATTCACACGATCATTGTTTGCTCGCGTTATCGGTAGCTCGTAATCACTGAATACATCAGCAGCACTCTTAGTCATCTGCTCGGTGAGTCTACGCTTAACCCACATACTAGGATCAGCATAAATCATAATAGGCATACGTCCCGATGTATACGGAAAGCCCTGGATTCTAGTTACGATTTCCTCTGCGTGCTGTGACGCTGTTCTATCGCCTTGGTAATATTCCATAAGTCTGTATATATTACCATCAAAATCTATTGTGTATAAGCCAAAACTAGTAGGTGCCGCCTCACCGTAATCTAATGCTCCATACAAAGGCCACGAAGCTGGTATCTCAAAACTCTTTGTCTCGATTTTAGCTTTATTCCACTGAGTAAAGAATTGTCCTTGGTATATATCCCAATCACCGTTTAAGTACGCCTTACGCAAGGCTTCGTCACGAATATTCTTTAGTGATTGTACATACCTAGGGTCAGCTTCCATTAGGGCTGGATTGTCGAACACACGGGCCGAAATAAACGTATAATCGTTCTCGTCTTCGGCTTCTTCATAACTACGATCTACCCATAACCTCTTTGCCCACGCATGTCCTACACCACCAGGGTTTCCTGTAGCCCACATTACAGGCTTAATGCCTTTGTTTGCTGTACGGCATGAGCTACATATATACTGCCACTGGAACTCTGTAAACTGTGTTACCTCTTCGACTGCTACGAAATCAAACTCCTGACCCTGGTAGTTAAACACATCATCTTCGTGTTCTGCATGACCGAACATCAACTCACTACCATTGGGTAGATACATCACGCCTTCACTCTTGTTGTACCAGTTACGTATCTTCGGAAACTGCCTAAACAACGGACGAATATGATTACCGTCTAGTTGCTTAAATGTCCTA